TGCATAAAACAGTACCCGTTCATTAGCTCTATATACGCCGGGTGGGGTGTTGGTTGCAATTCCTCTATAGCGCTATTATATTGAACGCTCTCTCGTTTTCCATATGTAACTACAACACTACCCCAGCGAGGTAAGAACCTCGCCCTGTTTACTTACTCCCTTATCTTCCCCTATATATGATTATGCCCTGCGTACATGCCCCCCTATTCCAGCTTGCGCCGAGCATTATGGTATAGTAGTGTTACTCCATGGAATTATCATACTCACAAAGACAGGCACTAGAGAAGAAGGCCCTCCTCGAAGGGGAATTGATCCGCCGTGGGGAGGGAGACCCACTAACTACCTTTGACTTGTTCAGTCCCCAGAGGGAGTTTGCCGATGATGTCCTTAACCAGAGATACAAAGAGTTCTTCTACATAGGCGCAAACCGCAGTGGAAAAAGCGATGCCGGAGCATATGCTGGCGCACACCTCGCAAGGTTTGGCTACCAGGGGACAAGACGCTATGTCGGCGCTAAGGGGAGTACAACTAGTATACGGGACCGTGCTACGTCTGGGTGGGTTAGTGCCTTGGACTTCCCTACAGGACGCGACACCATACAGCCGAAGTATTTCGACAATGGATTTGCGCCCCCCGGTTCCACTCACCAGCCCTTCATACCCAAGCGGGAAATAGCAGACTGGCGTGTATCGGACCAAATCCTCAAACTCAAGAATGGCTCCATAATAGGGTTCAAGAGCGCAGACAGTGGACGCACGAAGTACCAGGGAGCCGAGAAAGACTGGATACACTTTGATGAAGAGCACTCCAAAGTCATATACGACGAGGCAATCATACGAGTTGGAGCGAACCCCCTACATATATTTACCACTTGTACCCTACTCCCCCCAGAAGGTGTTGTTGGAGGTATCACCTGGATATATAGCGACATTGTACGAAAGTGGAAACAGGGGATACTAGAAAACGGAGAAGTCTACAATGCCTCTATATACGACAACCCCCACATCCCCAGAGAGGAAATTGAGTTTCTTGAGAGTAAGTATCCAGACGGTTCAGACCAAAGGCGGATTAGGCTCAACGGGGAACTTATCGGAGGAATTGGGGGCTCAAGAGTATACAGTGCGTTCCAGCACAAACTGAACATAAGGGAGCAAGGGGATATCGCGTTAAGACGCCCGCTCTCCTGGTGCTGGGACTTCAACGTGGAGCCTATGATCTCCCTGGTTGGACAGCGCGAAAGAAGCCTGTTCCGGGTATTCGAGGAGTTCCATCTAGACGAAGGCAATATCCCCGAGATGTGTGAATTGTTCAAACGCAACTACCCATATCATATGGCGGAAGTGTGGGTCTATGGGGACGCAACAGGGCGGGGACGCACTGCACAGACCAACAGATCAAGCTACCAAATAATATTAAACGAGATGAAAGACTACCCAGCCCCCCTGCGCTTAAAGATACCAGAGAAAAACCCCGCTGTGACAGATCGCATCAACAGTATGAATGTTGCCCTAAGAGGCCCCGGCGCTGAAATCAACCTAGAGATCGACCCAAGCTGCGAAGAACTAATAGAAGATTTCGACCAAGTGGTTAGTGATGGCAAACAAGGTATCAAGAAGACGTTCAACAAGAAAGACCCTTATTTTAGAAGGACCCACCTATCAGACGCATTAGGGTACTGGGTATATGCAGAGGCTCCTATTGTGCCTATACGGACCGAAAACATCCATCGCCGCACAAAGATCAAGACGCCTAGCTACAAGAGAGCTTGACCGCCTACCGAATAAAGGAGTACCTTTTTGCCCATACCAGAAATCGACGCCTACGGTTATGCAGACAAGATCACCCTATGCCGGATGTGCGGTGAAGAGATGACCACTCCTGGCGGATCAAGACACCTATCATTATGTGTCTACTGTGTCCAAAAGGACACCCAGCGCCAGACATACACCCGTATCCCGAGGATTCAGTATGGCAGACGCAACCCCAGCACCTCTAACCCCAGTTAGTACACAACCTGGCGACGATGTTCCTGTTGGTGAGGACCTCTCTGGGTCCCTCACAGTACTGAGCGCCATTCGCGCCTACAAGCATGAGGCCAAACAGGCTCGTCAGACGCGCATGAAGATGAACGCGGAGAACCGCAGGGCTTACCTCGGCCTACAAGACTGGACACACAAGCAGAAAGGCCAGTCTCAGGAGTTCCTGCCCAAGACCCCTGTTGCCGTGGAGCAGTTTGTAGGGTTTGCGAAACGTGCCCTGACTCAATTTGGCCCCTACTATGACGTTGAATTGGCGAAAGATAGCAAGTCCCCTCTGTCTGGCAACGGTATTAGGGCCTTGTTGGAGTGTTTCCTATCTGACTGCCTAGTAGAGGACAGGAAAAGCTCTAATTTCCCACTAATCCTAACTGACGCCCTAAAAGTGGGGTCCCTGGAGAGCCTATGTATCCTTAAAATACATGGGAACATGATTAACGAGCGTAAATTTGGCCTAGAAGAGGGCGACAGGGTCATAACAGACACCGGAGAGGCAGAAACTGGTCCTCCAAAGCTAAAAACACGCAACGTGAAGAACTGGCGGCTGCGGATAGACCTAATCCAGCCCGAAAACTATTATCCTGACCCCACTGGGGCTGGTTTATACGAAATACATAGTTGCAAACGTGACTTACACTACCTCAAGGCCCGCGCCGCCGAGGGCATATACGACAAAGCCGCTGTTGCCCGCATAGAGGAAGACTTCCGCAGCCGCGAAGACCAAGACCGCAAGCCACTAGACCAGAACCAAGACCCCTCCATGAAGCCCTCTTTCCGTAAGATGGTCCGCATTGATGAGTTCTGGGGGACCATAGTGGACGCAACAGGAAACGTCATCCATGAAAATGTCTTCTGTGCTATGGCGAACAACAAGTTTCTCATTAGAAAACCTACTGCGAACCCATTTTGGCACCAAGAGAGCCCGTTCGTCGCAGTGCCCCTTATCAGAGTACCCTTTTCGGTCTGGCACAAGTCTCTCTTTGACCACGCTACCCAACTTAACTTTGCAGCAAATGAGATCTTTAACCTCATCATCGACGGCGGAATTGCCTCTGTCTGGGGGATCAAACAACTCCGAATAGACGACCTAGAGGACCCCTCCCAGGCAGCGGATGGCATACCACAAGGAGAGACTTTAATAGTCAAGGGGTCTCTCCCCCACAACGCCAAGGTGATCGAAAAGGCGGTGGAAGGCCAAGTCCCCACTGACGCCATGGCTGTCCTAGAGATGCTCGAAAGGCAGTTCTCGGCGGCGGCTTTGTCCAATGAGATAAAGATGGGCTCTCTCCCCGCCAAGCAGGTCAAGGCAACCGAGGTAGTGGAGTTGTCTCAGTCCCAGGCTGTCACGATGGACGCTATCATTGGGGATATAGAACGTGACTTAATAGCAAGGTCCCTACGTAAGGTTTGGCTCACTGTACTACAAAACATAGACGATGTAACGAGTGACAGGGTTATTAATGCAATCGGTATTAAGGGGGCGTTCATGTTATCCCGAATGTCCCCAGCAGAACGCTTTTCTGTGTTCAACAGTGCCTGTTCATTCAAAGTGAGCGGCCTATCTGCTGTCCTTGCCAAAGTCAGGGACTTCCAAAAGATCATGGCCCTGATGCAAAGCGTCACAACAAACCCCATCCTCCTACAGGCCTTCTTTAAGAAGTACAGCCCAGATAAAGTCCTGTCTCACCTGATGAAAACACTGGCTATTAACCCCGACAACATGGCCCGCGATGAACGAGAGATGGCCCAAATCCAGGCAGAGATGGCTGAACTTCCCCAGTTCCAACAGCTTACCGCTGGTGCCAACACTGGTGGTGGGGGCGGTGAAGGGGGTGCTGGCCTGTCCGCCCAGGAAGTAGGTGAGCCCTCTCTTCCCGCTGAAATCAACGCCCTACAGGGACAGGCCCAAGGTCCTGGCCTTCAAGGCGCAGGAGGCGCGTGATGCCCAAGATGCCCAAGATGACAAAGACAAACCCCGTTCCCAGGGGGACCACCCCGCCTAGCAACAAGGCCTTTAACTTGCCTGAGGTAGGGGTTACTAAACCCACCAACCCCGGCGGCCCTTCGGCGGCCACCAAGGGGGCGGGCGGGCGCAAGATGACCGACACACTAACTCGGAAGGCCTGACCCCTACTTGAGAGGCCAGGGGAGGGTGCCGAGGCGCTAAAGGAGCGCACAGAGAGGATATACTATAGCGGGGAATGGACAAGAGGCCCCAAGTGAACTGTCCCTTCCCCAGCATAGTCTAAGAACAGGAAAGCCCATGACCGAAATAACAAACGAACTCATCAATAAGTTGGAGCAAATCAGCGACTCAACGCATTTGCCTCTAGAACAACGCCTTATGGACACTGCGATCTGGTTCCATAGGAATAAGGACGAAATAAGTGACATCCCTAAGAAGGTAGAGTTCCTCACTAAAACCCTGGATATATTCCTCGAACTAACCGCTATGATCGTGGACCGCCAACAACAGGTGGAAGGGCGTAGGAAGAGCGCCGCCTTATGGTTGCCTAGGGGGATGGAAGCCCGAGATGCCAACGGAAAGGTAGTGGATTTTGGCTGAACTGACCTTAGGGCAACTACTGTCGAAGGAATTAGTGGGCGCTAAGGTGCGTCAGGGACCGGCTGATATTATAGGAGAAGGGGTAGATGTTTTCACACCTCCTCCGCTGGCTGATATAATCACGGGTAAAAAGAGTGCGGGCGACTTTAAGATTGGGGAACTGCTCTTTGGTGCCTTAGGCGTTACAAGAGGCGGCAAGGGAATAAAGGCAGTAATACGGGCAGTTAAAAAGCCAGAGACCTTTGCTAAGAAGGAAGGCGCTCCCTTATCTACCCGTCTTAGAGATGAGCAAGTGGTAAAGTTATTAGAGGAACATGGTATGGGGGTAGAACGCTTAGTAGAAGGCGGAATAAGGGCCACAAGTAAGGCTGTGGGTCCTGGCGGCAAGGTAACAGACAGTGTTAAGACGTTCCGTAACCCAACAGTTAAACAAGTGAGGAATTGGTTAGGCTTTTAGTAAGAACGGAGAAAAAGCATGGCAGAGATAGACGCAAACCTGGACCTTGTAACAGAGGGACAGAGAGCAAGGCTTATACGGGGAGCAACAGAAGAGTGGCTCCTTTCTCAAGAAGAAGACATTATGCAAGTGCTTGTGAATAAGCATAAGGCAGATGAATTGACCAACGACTTCCTGAGGGGTAAGATAGGCGAGATAGCGGGCCTAAGGGCCTTTAGGGATCGGCGTGGCACAGTAGCGGCAGAAGTGGAGCTAGGACAAGATGGCTAAGAAAGCAAAGAAGGCGTCTAAGACCACAACCACAACCGTAGTAGAAGAGGGCGTCCAGGAAGAGGGGGAACAGCCCCCTCCGGCGGACGACTCCCATATTACACTGGGCAGCACTCCTGTAATCAACAGTGACGACGGGGAACTACAACCAGAATTAGATCTAGAACCAGCACAGGAGTCAGTACGGACCTCCGATGAGGTAGATGTTCTGATCGGCGGCCAGGTGTATAGTATGGCCCCAGAGGCAGCTATGGCCTATCAGAATGAACAGGCTGCACAACAGTCAACCCGTGACGCCGCCCCTGTGGAGGAAAATCGGGAAGAAGAGGGGGGTGTTAACTATGAGGAGATGCTCTTTACTGACCCAAATAAAGCCCTCAAGCTGCATGGGGAGGAAGTAGCTAAACAGGTTAAAGAGGAGCTAACCTCTTCTTACCGGGCAGACAACGCCCAGCAGCAGTTCTGGACCGACTTCTATGGGGAGAATGGGGAGTTAAAGGAGGACGACCATATTGTAAGAATGATCTTGACACAACACTTCGATGTGTTAGAGAATATGTCTGGTAAAGCAGCCAGAGACAAGTTAGCAGAACTAACACAAACAGAAATACTACGGCTGGTAAATAAGCAAGGAGGAACCCCTGATCCAGACAACCCCTCTACTCAACTGGAAGGTGGAACCTCTGAACAGCCGGGAGTTGCAGTTGTAGCCCCCACCCCTAAAACCCCCCAAACCCTGGGGCAAGCCATTAAAGAACGGCGCATGAGACAGCAGCGGCCTATGGGTTCACCGGGATAAGGATAAAGGAGACATCGTATGGCCCAGTTCCAATGGCAGTTCGATGCACCATCAGGGGTCTTCAAGAGTCATGCCATGTCTCAGCGCCTCTATATGGCCGCTCTTGAGAACTCTGTGTTCATGGACTTCGTTCAGCCCGTGGACGGCTACGGTAGGAAGAAGGGCGACACAGTTACGTTGACCCGAATTGCTGCCATCTCGGAGCCCTCTAGCTCCAACCTCACAGAAGGCGAACGCATCCCTGAGGACAGCTATTCAATTAGCACGACTTCGATCACAGTGGTCGAGATCGGTAGGTCAGTGCCGTTTACCTCCTTCGCAGAAGACCTCACCTTTTTCGATCTAGAGAACGGTATCCAGCGTCGATTGCGGGACCAGATGGGCCTCACGCTCGACTCTAAAGCCGCCGCTGCCTTCAAGACAGCCCAGGTCAAGTACATTCCTACCGGCCTCGCCGCCGGGACGTTTGACACTGATGGAACGGCAAGCACTAACGCATCAGCAAACTGGAATGTGTTCCACATTGAAGAGGTTCGTGATTACCTCTTTGACACTTTGCAGACTCCCCCCTGGCAGGGCGAAGACTATGTTGCAGTCTTTAGAACCCTCGGTCTTAGAGGTATCAAGCGAGATCCCTCCTGGGAAGAGTGGCACAAGTACACCGATCCTCAAGCCAAGTTCAACAACGAGATAGGACGGATTGAAAACATCCGGCATATCGAAACCAACCATGCTAATGCTCTTGCCAAAAAGGGGTCAACTAGCGCCCTTGGTGAGGGAGTTGTATTTGGTCAAGATGCCGTTGCTATGGCAGAAGTGTTGACGCCCGAGATTCGCGCCCAAACCAACGTGGGTCATGATTTTGGTAGGTCCAACGCCGCTGCTTGGTATGGCATCTTGGAGTTTGGGATCATTTGGGACACTGCGAACGCCGGTCAGGCTCGTATTGTTCACGTTACCTCCTCGTAAGAGGCACCCCTGGGCGGGTGAGTTGTTAGGAGACTAACATGGCTTATACCCACAGCAAGTACGAAGTACAGATGGTTCCACAGTCTGGCGGGGTGACAACCGCAGTGGCGACCAACTTCTCGGCTACCTTTAGCCGTACTGGAACCCTTATGTCGTCCACTGGTATTGTGGGTGAGTGGGCTCCCGGTATGGTTCCTCACGTTGTGAGGGGCATTGGTGTTATCAGGACTAACGGTAATGCTGCTGATGACGCTGCGTGGGTAGTGCGGTTTACCCACCACAAGGGTACTACTGGCACTGCTACGAACCTTGCCAAAATCGTCTATCCCACAACCGTTACCTCCGTTGGACAATGTGTATATTACATTCCCAGCGGTAGCCCGGAAATCCTCCCTGGTGAGGGTATTCGCGCAAATGTGACGGCGGCTCCTACTTATGGGGTCGAGGCAAAGATCATGCTCTATGTGGAACCCCGGTGGGAAACTCCCGCCAACGTGACGCGGGGCATGGTTCTCACTACGGGCAAGCCGTCCGACTAAACCTCTAGCCGACCCCTCTGGCTGCTCTGGTCAGTAGTCCCTTGAATCCCGAAAGGGGGAGGACTTACAGAGGGGTAAAGGAGAAACACTATGGCAGCTCTTACAGCAACCGCCTGGACTGAAGTAGTAGAGTCTAGGGTCATCGAAGGGAAGCACAAACGTAATCGTGTCAAGCTGACTGTCGCCAACGGAGGGGCCTTTTATCCTTCATCTGGCGGTTGGCCGCTTCCCACTACAATGGGCATGGTCAGGAACATTGACTATGTAACCATCCTACAGCCGCTTTACCCCCCGACTGGTGCAACTGGGGCCGCTGGTACGATTACCTGGCACTATGTTGTAACAGAGCATAGTATCCACGGATACTGGGAAACAGGCGCAACCAGCACGGCAGACGCTGCACCAGTTATGCAGGGTGAACTCCCCACAACCTGGAAACCCTCTGCCCATTCGTCAGCGGGCAGTGCAATTATGTATGTGGAGGCTGTTGGCTGGTAATACTCGCAACCCCTCGCAACCCTCTAACCCTCTAAGAATGGTGAATAAGATGAAAAAGAGCGAACAAGTAAACATGGAGGGTCTGTTCGTTGACCCTCTTCTTTCTAGGCCTTC